AGGTATCTTAAACACAGGCATTCAAACAATTCGCGCGGCGATCGATGTTCAAAAGGCAGCAGCGATTGCTGCATCAACTCCAATGGCAACTGGTTATATCAAAAATACCGGTGCTGATCTTGATCCTAAAGAAGTTTCAGGATTACTAGCTGCTTGGCGCACTGCTCGCAACAATCGTTCTACTGCTTATCTAACTAGCACTTTAGAATATAAGCCAGTGTCATTTTCACCTAAGGAAATGATGTACGGAGAAGCGATTTTCAACTTGGCAACTGAGATTGCGCGCCTTTGCAATGTGCCAGCCTATTATGTTTCAGCAGATCAAAACAACTCAATGACTTATGCAAATGTTCAAGATGAGCGCAAGCAATTCTTGACACTATCTTTGCAACCATTTATCTCAGCCATTGAAGATCGTTTATCAATGGACGACATCACTGCTCGCGGCAATGTTGTCAAGTTTGATATTGACAAAAACTTCTTGCGCACTGATCCATTACAAGAACTGGCAGTAATTGAAAAACTATTAACACTTGAACTCATTACTCAAGAACAAGCAATGGAAATGACAGATCTAACACCTAACGGAAGTCAAGGTATGGAATGACCCAGATAATCACCTTCGCAGCTGAACTTACAGCCGATTCAGCCAATCGCACTATCTCAGGCAAGATCGTGCCTCTTAACATTGAAGCAGGATCTACCAACATGGGCAAGGTTATCTTTGCCTCTGGATCAATCGAGATTCCAGATCCTAAGAGCATCAAACTATTAAACCAACACGATTCCAAGAAGCCTTTGGGTCGTGCAGTCAGTTTCTCCGAGTCAGAGAACTCCATCGATGCAGTATTTTCTGTAAGTCGCTCACAGCGCGGCACAGAAGCCTTGATCCTTGCCGAAGAAGGATTGCAATCAGGATTAAGCATCGGTGCAGAAGTTCTAAAGTCAAAGATCAAGGACGGCGTGACCTATGTGTCTGCTGCTCGCTTGGTCGAAGTAAGTTTAGTGACTGAGCCAGCATTTAAGTCAGCCCAAGTCACTGATATTGCAGCAGAAGAATCTGTTGCAGTAGAAGAACCCCTACCAACAGAAAGCGAGATAGCCAACGTGGAAAATACCACTCCAGCCGTCGAAGCAACACCAGTTGAAGCACAAGCGGTTGAAGCTGCTCGCCCAACTGTCACAGCAATGGCTTACACCAAGCCTCGTATCGAAATCACAGCTGCTAAGTACGCAGAGAACTCAATCCGCGCAGCACTAGGCGATGAAACAGCTCGTCAATACCTACGTGCAGCAGATGACACAACAGACAACGCTGGTCTTGTACCAACTCGTCAGTTGTCAGAAGTTATCAACCCACTAGGCACAACAATCCGTCCATCAATCGATGCAATCTCTCGCGGAGTGCTTCCAGATGCCGGTATGACTTTCGAGATCCCAAAGATCACAGCAATGCCAACAGTTGCAGAAGTTGCTGAAGGCGCAGCATTCAATGAGACAGATCAGAACTCAGCGTTCTTGTCAGTATCAGTTAAGAAGTATGCTGGACAACAGACATTCTCTGTTGAATTGCTAGATCGCACATCTCCAGCATTCTTTGATGAGCTAGTGCGCAACATGGCAGCAGCTTACGCAAAGGCAACAGATGCAGCAGTTAACGCAGCAATTATTTCTGGCGCAACAGCAGATGCAACAACAACAGTAACTTACCCAACAGCAGCAGAATTGCTTGGCGTAGTTGCTCGTGGTTCAGCTTCTGTTTACAACGCAACACTTGGCCTTCCAAACCCATTTGCTCGTAACATGATCGTAAACACTGCTCAGTGGTCAAACATCATGACTCTAAACGACAATGGTCGCCCAATTTACACAGCATCACAGCCAATGAACGCAGGCGGAGTTGTAACACCTACTGCTCTACAAGGTAATGTTGCTGGTCTAAACCTATTCGTAACACCTAACACAGCAGCTGGTACAGATACAGACGGTTCAATCTTGATCGTTAACCCAGATGCATACACATGGTATGAGTCACCAACATACCGCTTGCGCGCTGAATCAACAGCAGCAGGTCAGGTAACTATCGGTTACTACGGCTTCGGCGCAATCGCAACTAAGGTTGGCGCTGGCGCATTCAAGAACAACAAGGCGTAAGCCCACTAAGTCGCTGAGAGGGGGCATAGCCCTTGCCCCCTCTTGGTCTTTAGAAAGGAATTGGAATGTCACTCTGCACAGTAGCTGAACTTAAGAGCGTTCTCGGCGTTGGCTCGCTGTACCCAGATGCAACAATTCAAGAAGTCTGCGATGCATCAGATGCAGTGCTACTTCCAATGCTTTGGGCAGATACTCATTTCAACGTAGAACACAGCAACACCACCACAGTAGGCACTCTGTATTTTGACACACTTGTAAAAAATACATTTTATGTAGGCCAAACGGTTGTTGTAACTAACAACAAAGCCCATTTGAATGGATCAAAGACAGTTACAGAAGTTGGCGATTATTCAATTTCGTATGCAATAACTGGCACTCCAGCAGCCGAGCCACGACACTCAGTCATGCCTTATGGCACAGTAACAATTAGTCCTTCAACAGACTGGACTGCTGATGCAGCAATTCAGAATGCCGCTTTGATGATAGCTGTTGAGATCTGGCAAGCGAGAACTGCAACCCTTTCGGGCAGTAACTCCGTAGATTTCCAGCCCTCACCTTACCGAATGAGCGCACAGCTTCTCGCTAAGGTCAGAGGATTGATCGCACATGCGCTAGACCCTCGCTCAATGGTGGGCTAATGCCAGCATCGATCACAACCCTTCGAACTACCCTGGCAACGGCGTTAGTTGACAACTCACTTTGGCAGACTTTTGCCTTCCCGCCTTCAGTAGTTCTTGCTAATTCAGTAATTGTCAGCCCAGACGATCCATATCTTTCGCCAAGCAACAACGCGCGCAACACAATTAGCCCCCTGGCTAATTTTAAGATTGTTATTACAGTGCCTTTATTCGATAACGAAGGCAATCTAAACGGCATTGAAACTAACGTGGTTAGAGTGTTTAACTTATTAGCTGCTAGTTCTTTGACGTATAATGTAGGCAGTATATCTGCCCCAAGCGTTCTCAATGCTGCATCAGGTGATCTGCTCAGCTGCGAGATGTCCGTATCAATCCTAACAAGTTGGAGTTAATATGTCAGACCTAACACCAGAGGATCTAGCCTTCTTGAAGAAGATTGGTCAGATCACCACAGCACCAAAGCCAGTAACTACTAAGAAGGAAGAAGAATAATCATGGCAATTTTTCTAAATAACAAAGTTGGTCTAAAGATTGCCACTATCAATCTTTCAGAACATGTCACTGCGTTCACACTTAACCGTCAGTCAGATCAGATCGAAGTTACTGCTATGGGCGACACAGCTCATAAGTTCGTTACTGGACTTTCAGCAGATACCATCACAGTGTCATTCTTGAACGACACAGCAGCAGCAAACGTTCTAGCAACCCTTCAGGCTGCTTATGGAACAACTGTTGCTTTCGCAGCAATCCAAGATTCATCAGCTGCTGTATCAGCAACTAACGTTCTATATTCAGGCACAATCTTGGTTGACAACTTAACAGACATTAACGGTGCTGTCGCTGATGAAGGTATGATGGATCTTACATTTACCTGCAACAGCAAGACAGCAATCGCTTCAACAGGTACTTGGTCATAATCTAACTACTAAAGAAAAGGGCTAAAAGAATGGCAAAGCTAAAGATCACAAGGGCAGATGGCTCTGTATCTGAACATCAGATAACCCCATCGATCGAATACGCATTCGAGGTTTACGCCAAGAAAGGCTTTCACAAGGCCTTCCGTGACGATGAAAAGCAGAGTGATGTGTATTGGCTGGCTTGGGAGTGCATTCGCCGTAGCGGTGAAACTGTCAAGATGTTTGGTGCAGAGTTCTTGGACACACTTCAAAAGGTGGAAGTCCTTGATGATGACCCGGAATTATAGGGCGTGACTCTTTCACTTACTTGGTCGCAAGATTAAGTTTAGAAACGAGTATCGCGCCTAACGAATTACTCGAACTTGATTCGAGAATGTTCAAGGCTTTATTACAGGCTATGAAAGATCGAAACAAGGAGATGAAAGATGCCAGTCGCAGTAAAGGGCGCGGTCGCACTTCGTAAATCCTTACGTCAATTCACACCTGATTTAGCTAAACAATTACCAAAAGAGATGGCAATAGCCCTGAAGCCCGTTGTGAAGGCGGCTCGGGGCTATGCGCCTTCTGAGAGTCAAACACTAAGCAACTGGAAGCCAAGATCTTTCAATGAAGGTCGATTCCCTACCTATAATGCTTCTTTAGTTAAGCGTGGTATTGGTTACAAGACAACACCATCAAAGCCAGATCGCAGAGGCTTCAGATCCCTAGCGCGATTATTCAATAAGAGTGCAGCTGGTGCAATCTATGAAATTGCTGGTCGAGTCAATCCTGATAGTGTCTTTGTTAAAAACATTAGAGGTAAATACGGCTCTGTCATGAAAGGCAAGAATGAGATGGAAGGCCGCGTTCTATATCGCGCCTATGAAGAAGATCGTGGCAAAGCCCAAGATGGCGTAATTAAAGCCATTGAAAAGGTAACTGCCAAACTCAACAAGAGAGCCCAGGTGCGCGGATAATGGCTAATGTAATTATTGATGTCGCAGCTGAGTTTACTGGCAAAAAGGCTTTCAAAGATGCTGGCAATGCAACATCTTCACTTGAGAAAAGCGTTAAGACTTTAGGCAAAACTATTGGTATCACCTTTAGTGCCAAGGCCATTGTTGATTTTAGCAAGGCTTCAGTTAAAGCATTCGCCGAAGATGATCGAGCAATTAGAGTATTAAGAACTAACCTAAAGAATCTTGGTTTGGCTTATCAGTCTGTCAATGCAGATAATTTCATTAAAAATATGGAAGCCCAAGCCGCTGTATCTGACGATCTATTAAGACCAGCCTACGCGCAACTTGCTAAAGTAACTTTATCAACTACTAAGACTCAAGAGTTAATGGGTTTAGCCTTTGACCTTTCTCATGCTAATGGCATTGATTTTGCCTCAACTGTTGACATTCTTTCCAATGCTTATGTAGGCAATTACAAAGGACTGAAGCAGTTATACACTGGCCTAACTCAAGCGCAACTTGCTTCTAAGTCTTTTGAAGAGATTCAGGCGATACTAACAAAGCAAAGCAAGGGTGCTGGAAAAGTAGCCATTGACACTTATGCCGGATCTGTTGACAAACTAAGCATCGCAGCTGATAACGCTAAAGAATCAATTGGAAAAGGTTTGGTTGATCTTTTTGCTGCTCTTGCTGGCAACGGCAACATAGACGAAGCAACAGCCAACATCAACACATTCTCTGAGGCTTTAGGACAAATGCTTTCAGACGCTGCAAAATACAATGCCCTAGATTGGCTTAGCGCATTCGTAACTGGAAATGTTACTGAAAGCACTGCCCAAAAATTAGTTAAAAGACCTTCTGCTCGTAGATTCTTCACAGGTGGATCTGGAGTATCGACAGAATTATTGACAGCAAGAAAACTTGCAGCTGCCGAAGCCGCTAGATTAAAGGCTATAAAAGATGCAGCAGCGGCCAAACTCAAAGCTGATAAATTAGCGGCTGCAAACAAACTTAAATTAGACAAGGCTTCTGCTGTATTTAACATGCAGAACATACAGATCACTGCTGCTTTAAAGGGCAAGATTAGCGAAGAAGAAAAGACTCGCTTGCTTCTTATGCAAGCCATTGCCGATGAAGACGCTACAAAGGCTGAAACACTTCAAAAGAAACTTGAAGATATTCAAAAGAAAAATGCTGAGATTGCTGCTGATCTTTTAGCCATTGGGAAAGCCAAAGATCCTTTTGCTACATGGGCTGGAAGTTTATCTTTAGCATTGGCAGCACTTGGCAAAGTAGGCTTAGGTATCTCTGCGATTAGTGGAACTATGATTCCGGGTGTTACTTACAATCCTGGTCAAAATCCGGATCGCAATTATGATGAAAAAGTAAAAGCAGCCGAGAAAGCCGCAGCTGATAAGGCAGCCGCTGATAAGGCAGCCGCTGACAAAGCTGCAGCCGACAAAGAAGCCGCTGATCGAGCAGCCGCTATCAAACCCACTTTTGAACCTGATGACACCATCGATGACATTTTGGCAAAGGTAGAAAACGTTGCCGAAGCTGCTGCCGAAGCTGCTCAGGCCGCTGCTGCATCTGTTACAGAAACTCAAACCACTGTTGACGCACTTGCTGCTTCTGCCACAAATGGCTCATCTGCAGCTGGCACTACTTACAATCCTAGTCAAAATCCAGATCGTAACTATGACTCTGGTTATATGACACCACCAGTAACAGTCAATGTCAATGTTGAAGGATCTGTAATTAGTCAAAGTGACATGACCAAAATTGTTGCTGATGCACTTATTGTTGCTGATACTGAAGGCCTAAGCACAAGACGGCCGGGTGCAATTGGATTTAGGGCGGAGTAACGGTGACAATTCCAGTAATTAACGCCATCATTAACTTTTCAACAGGTGCTGGCTTTGCCTCGCCTATGATTCTTGATTCAGGCGTTCTGGGAGTCAATGCCCTTGCGGATAGCACAGCAGTCACAGTAGATGTTTCTAACCAAGTTGATTCGATTAAAACCAACCGAGGCCGCACAGCTCTATCTGACATATTCCAGACTGGCACAATGAGCCTTCGGATCATCGATCAGAACGGCGACTTTAACCCGATGAACCCATCATCGCCGTACTATGAACTCTTAACGCCAATGCGTAAGGTAACTATTACTGCGACTTGGAACGGAACTACTTACCCAATCTTTGCAGGTTACATAACTTCATATAACACCACCACCCCTAAAGATGTGGGTGAAATTGTTTACACTACGGTGCAAGCAGTGGACGGGTTTAGACTTTT